CGGATTCATCCGATTATAGATGCATTAGCACTTATAACCATTTGATATCCAAAACCAGAAATATTTTGATTATTAAGAAACATTCTTTTTGCAAATTCTCCAGAACTAGGTTTCCCTACAATGGATTTTTGTAAATTGATGTTAACGTTAATATCATTCATGAAATTTTGATATTCATATGCCACTTTGGTATCTCAAATTCCAATATCATCACCTAATAGTGAATACTTGTTAAATCATTGTATACGTTTGTATGCTTTGAAGTAACAAAATTGAACTACTAAATGATGTGTTAATGAGAACATTGCCCAAGATGAGTAAGCTCCTAAAGGTTGACCAACTTTTCAATAAAAAGGTTTACCTTTATAATGATAAGGAAGTTTTCCAATAAGATCTGATCAAACTTGTGCAAATTCTTTATTAACAATTACTTCAAGCAGAGCTTGTTGTAGTTTTAGAGGAAATCTATCAGTAGCTTTTGATAAATCATAACAATAAACCTTACAATTTAAAGAATTACTTTGTAATCTCTTAAATTGTTCGATTTGGTTATAAGTTCCATCAGAATTAAATACTTTCAATGATAACATAAGTTGATCATGAAGAGGTTTTAATGCAGATTGAACTCAAAAGTTACAGATAGCGAATAGTCTAGTCTTACCAGCACCTTCTGAGACTAAAGATATTTTCCCAGGTATCATTTTCTCTATGAGATTATGATCAACATCTTGGATCATATTTATTGAATGTTCAAATAATCTTAGAATTTGTCAAGACTGTACAGATGTACAGAACCTCACAAATATATCTTTGATTTCTTTGTTATTCTCTATAACATGAGCATCAAGGTGAGAGGTTAATATCGATGGACCCATTGGGCCGCTTTTAAAACGAAAACTTAATTCGTTTGATACTAATTTGGGTAGGCGCATAATATCCTTTATTCGTTTTCCAAATCTTTTAAATCAAAGAGTCGAAAATTGTTTAAATTCTAAAACAATTGGTTCTAATGGTTTACCATTATAATCATCTGTAATTGAACTTTCATCAAATTCTTCTTTTAGTTTAATTGATTCATAAAGACGAATAACAGTCATGATTACTCTTAATCATGGAGAACCAGGGATTAATAGATGATTTATCATTATTAATTCTTTTGGAACTCCTGATTTATTAGTTTTCATGAAAGGGTCAAGAATTTGTTCTTCAGAATTAATTTCAAATAACCTTGATTTTACTCATAAATAGATAGATTTGTATCTCGAAAGAGTTCATTTCTTTCCATTTATTTGTATCCTTTTGGTAAATTTGTTATAAAATTCTTCCGATCAAGTTAAGATAAGTATATAGTCAGAGTTTAACGTTTGATGAGAACTTAAATAATTGACATAATAAGCTAATGCTTTAATGTTAGTTATGTAGTTTAAATTCATCGTTAATTCAATTATTGCTCTCCCTTTGTTGATTACAAAGGTGCCTTTGATATTATAGTTAAACCTATAACTGGTGAAGTTACCACTTGGGTAACAACCCC